GTGAGGTCTCTCTAATTCCTAAGGAAGTAGAGTAGGATAGAATCGGTATTCCGATTACGAAATGCCCATACGGTGATACTACGTGCTATGGTTCACCCTTAAGTGGGTGGGGTATAGTATTGATAGGTCGCCTAAAGGCGGGGTCCTAGTCGATACTGAATATGTACTCTCGGGCTACCGTTATAAGTAGCTTAGGGAGGGTGACATATGTCGACACTTCTGGTGGATAGTTAGTTTGAAGCCTCAGACGAAACATCCGTCTCCTTGAATAAGGTGGCTGCGGCCCTCGCAAGAGGAAACCGAGTCCAATGATGTTAAAATATCTCAACGCGTGACAATAAAATTATTTATTTGTTCGCAACTTGAAGATATATTAGCAGCTGTTGGTGCCATGATCTTGAGAAATCAAGGTCGGCCGTTCCTTACGTTCCTGATTGCTCAGGTTCGTGGACGGTTAGGATATATGCGTCTTGGTTTTGTAAAACCGGCTATCCGTTACATGTCTTGGTGCTCATCCCTGGGCCGATGTCAAGGTCTAAAGGGGTTAGTAATAACCCTTAAAGCTTTGAATACATCATTGGCTCAATCCATAGCAAGAGACTTGGATTCCTTTCCTTCGACTCCTAGAGTTCGAAGAGGGATGTTGGGACTTCCTACTGTTATACCCGTTCTTCATCGAAGACGGATAGCAGCTGGGGATATCCTTATCATGCGATACTGGTTTACTCTGTTCTCTATTTATAGAGTTATCGAGTTTCCAGGAAAGCTATCTTTTTCTTCTATTACCGATCCTGGTAAGGAGCTTTCGGGCTTCTTACCTGACTGGTCTAGATTTTCTAGTCAGTTCTGGAGAAAACTTGTTAAATTACAAGCTGTTGATGAGGATGATTTAAAATCTCCCCTTTCTCTTCTATCCAGATTTCGTGTTTCTCCTTTTCTCATTCCGCGGTCAACACCAACGAATGATTTATATCTGTCTACGTCGCCATTTGGTATAATTCGTACAGCTATAGCTTGGTCCAGATCAGATCTTTGGCCGTTCTTTCGAGATTGGCTTCAGATGACCCGAAATACGAGATTCCTCAATTGGTTGGAGGAATTTAGTAAAGTAGCGCCTTCGTTATTAACGGAGGAGGCACGTGATGTGCCTACTGATATTGGGAAACTAGGTTTAAAAGATGAACCTGCGGGTAAAATCCGTGTATTTGCTATGGTAGACTGTTTCACGCAATGGGCAATGAAGCCATTGCATGATTACCTGTTCGAGATCCTGAAGGTAATCCCTCAGGATGGAACATTCGATCAACTTGCTC